TTTATTGTACTCTCCATATAGTGACTTTGTATTCCCTATCAACAGTTTCCTTCTTGAATCTAAATATTTTTTGCGCCACGTATCCGCCGATTGAATCAGATAGAACTTTACGTTTTCGCCTCTTCCTATTTCCTTCTTTCCACATGTTTTCTTTAGAGTCTATTTTCCTTAGTATATCCAATACAATATCTCCTTTTGGTATTAACTCTTCTCTGTCTGTAACAAACCCTTTCACCATACAGGATTGCCCTGTATCAAATTTATAGAATATTTTTCTTGCTATATCTTCGCAAGTATCATCAGCCGTTATTCTTACGTCGTCCATTTTTTATTGCAATTTACGCATAAATAAAATACTATGGGAATATAGTTATCCACATCAAATTTAGTGGTAAGGTGATGTTACCACTCCAAACACGTTGATTCCCAATACGTTACGCTAATTCCCAAAAATTTGTGGTAGGTAGTGGTATGTTAATAACCCCATAACACGTTGATAATCAATATGTGGTAGGTGTGGTAACTAAAAATACCCCTAGTGCAATGGAATATATAGGGTATAAAATATGTGTTTTTAATTAGTAGACAACAATATTTATATTAGAAGATTGATGCATAGTATCTTATATAGTATGTATTATAGGTATCTACTAATATGATGTGTGTTTTTCCCACAGTACAGGTGTTTCAATTTACCTTACCACCTTACCACTTTTGATAAAAATCGTTCATAACACAATGAAAATCAATAAATTACAAAAGTGGTAGGTTTTTCATTTACCTTACCACTAACCTACCACAAATTTTACAACGCATTGGTTATCAATACGTGCATGACATTTTGTCCCTACCACTTGCCAAAAAAATTAAACAAACGTTTAATTTTGTGGGCAATCTACGACCTTTTGGCATTAAATCTGGAACTCTTCGTTACCTGAATATAATTGTTCACCAAAAGGAGTATCGGTAGCAAAATCATATTCATCTTCATCTTTGCTTGCATTTCCTGGGCTTTTACTTTCGGTTACATGGTCTGTAATCTCAATATCTGTTGTAACTCCTGGTTTTAATGCATATTCAATTGATTCGAGTAACGACTCAACTGATTTAGCATTAAGCCATGTTTGTGTTTTTTCGATATACGCTCCAATAGTAAACCTTCCTTCGTGGTCTATTTCTGCTCTAACAGGAAGATAGTTAGACGGTGCTATTTTATTCACCTCATCTTTTAATTGTTTAAGTGTCATATTATATTTGTGCCGTAACGTGGCTAACGTTTTAATTTACTTCTTTTGTGGAACAATCCAAGCAGTAATTTCAGCTTTTACTGGTTTTATCCGGTTATGAAAATTGTGATTAATACAATAGTTTCCTGGAACACAAACAGTTGCGAACATTGCTATTGCTGCAGCCAAGGCAATCAGTTCCAATAATCGGATGCGAGTTTTGTATGTCATATTGCGTTCTGCTCCCAGCTGTTTTTTATTTTTCTAAAAGCATTAATGAATCAGATGGCCCTTTATAATTTTTAGGTTTAATCTTAGACTTTGGCGGATTCCACAAAGAATTATAGGATTCCACTGATTGAGTATTACCATTTACTAATCTATAAGTTGGTACTCCATAATGATTAAACAAGCACTTTATAGCCGGTGCTGTTCTTGCAGGCATTTTAGGATTCTCTGCGTGGAACTCTATATTAGTTTTCCCGTCACAGGTTTTGGTTATTACTTTCTTCATTTTTAATTGGTTTAGATGTTATGAAAAAGAATGTATTTCTATACCAGTTAGTTTTATTAACTAATATACAGTACGAAAGTTGTGATATTGGTCTTATATCTTCTTTCATTGACTTTAATGCAGTGCCTGATTTAACATCTACATATTGTTCCATAAAATAAGTTGCTTTTCCTTTATACATTTGTAGGTATATTTACTATGTGAACAAATTGATAGTGCATATTCAGGTAATACCTATGGCACGCAATGATTTCTTTTGTGGACAAGATTGAAGAAATTAATTCCTTATTAAATATATATTCCTGGATAATACCAACTGATAGTTCATAGTCAGATTTTGATAGACGTATCTCTACTGATGTCATGTCTAATCCTTTTATTTTTGATTTGTCTATTAACATAATTCCCAAGTTATTAGTAATGATTTTTGATTATATAGAAAATCGTTACCGTTATACCCTATTGAATGAGTAATAAGTTTTAGGTAATTCTAGCGTAATCGAACCGCTAGACTGGTCCAGCCGAATTACAATTTAGCAAATTCAGCCTTAAGCTTTTTAAGCTCTTTTTCGTAGCAATATACAACAGATTTCTTAATTACTTCAAAATCCATAAATGTAATATCTATAGAATGATCTTGTCCATCTGTTCTGAAATAAATCTGAGTTATTCTGTCAGATTTTTTTGCATCAGATAGTTTTTTCTCACAACGGTAAATTTCTACAGCAATATTGTTTGCTTTTTGCAATTGAGTTAATTCCATATTATTTGTTTTTAATTGGTTACTAAATAGTTCGTTCGGATAGTTAAATGCTTTAAGTACAAGATTACTGTGATTTAGTACATTATTAATAATTATATTTAAGTAAGGCGTTTTAAAGCTCATATTGTTTTAGGTTTAAATTTAAAAAATAATTCTCTCCATAGTTCAAGTTTATCAATAGAGTTATAGAGTTCTTTGTTTATTGACTCTACGTTTAAAACTATATTATGTCTAGTTTTTTGCGCTTTCCAAACATTTGTAGTTGCGCAATAGTTAACGAGGCGTTTATTACAACTTGGTTCGGTAAAAGTAAAGTACGGATAATCAGTAATCTTGAAACCATCATTCAGTAATTTTTTCTTTGATGACACATTTAAGTAAAACTCGTCTTCGCAGTTAATAAATAACCTATAAATATCTTCATAGCTGTCAGAGTAAAATACTTTAAGTTCATCAGGTAGTAAAGAACGAAAAAACTGTGTTTTACCAATTCCTTGTTCTCCAACCAATACAAGCCTGTAATGATTAGGTTTATAGAACAAAGATTCTATACAGCCAAGGAACCAAATATCTATCTCGTCACCACAAGAATCTATTTCTGGATAAGATTGTCCGCAAATATAATTACTTACAGTTAAAGAATTTTTTAAGTATATATAAGATAGACTAGAAACTTGATTTACATCAAGCAATTTTATTATTCGCTCTCTTATATCCATTGTAATAGAAATTTAAGATTATTTATTCTAATATTAAAACACATAACTAGTTCTAAATGCGTTTTACAACTTAATGGTATCTCTGCCCACCTTCCGTACATAGTTAGTTTGTTCATACTCCAGATCTTTAAATCATCGCAATATTTGTCTCCAAATTTCCTTCGTATATATTCGCAACATCCAAGTTGCATATTAAGCAAAATACAAGTTTGGATACCAACTCCAACAGTTTGAGTTTCTAAAGTTTTATAAATTCTTTGATACTCAGCTAATGTTTTTTCTAGTACTTCTTTCATATACTATTTCCTCTGTTTTTAATTATAGATTCTCCAGCCAATACAGCTCTATTTATACCATAGGCATTGTGATCGAACCTAGAATTATTTTGCTGTTCTTCAGAATAAAGTTCATTTTTCTTTGTAGACTTTACTTTTACAACCTGTGAAACATACTCAACTTCAAATAGCTGAGGCATTGGAGCCTGAACTGTTATTTTCTTCTTTGCCATTATCTGGTAAAATTTTTACGTTATTGAATATACCTCTATAATCTGCCTCGAATATTATATCTAATGATTTATGAAATAATTTCTCATCACTCTGAGCTGCATGACAAAGTTTTCCTATAAACTGAACTTTCTGTTGATGGCTAAGTTCTTCAAATGATTTACAGAGCATTGCAAAAGTTTTTGAGATTTTCAAATAGCAAGTCTTTATAAACTTCGGTATAGGCGGCGGCATAGGCTGCGGCGGCGGCATAGGCTGCGGCGGCGGCGGCATAGGCGGCATCGGCGGCGGCGGCGACGGCGGCATCGGCGGCGGCGGCGACGGCGGCATAGGCGGCATCGGCGGCATAGGCGGCGGCGGCGGCATAGGCTGCGGCGGCGGCATAGGCGACATCGGCGGCGGCATAGGCGGCGGCATAGGCAGCATCGGCGGCATAGGCGGCGGCGGCGGCATAGGCTGCGGCGGCGGCATAGGCGACATCGGCGGCGGCGGCATAGGCGGAATGTTTTTTAAGTATTAATTCTTCTAAAGTTATATGTCCTATTTTAAATAGTTTTATAGCTTCAATACATTCTCTTACTGAATTATTTTCTGGATAATATTTCTCATAAATTGGGAAAACAATTTCTACGCATTTAAGAGATATTTCCTGATTTTGTTCTTTTGTAAACACTTTTTTACAAAAGAACCAGTATTTATCTTTAAGTGGTATATTTGAACTTAAAATATCATTATGAGATATTTCTAAATTACCATTAGAGAAAAATATTGCATCTGTTTTTCCTATACTTTCTGAATAACATCCTTCATTAGACAGCATAAATTCTTTAGTGAAGTTCATATTAAAAAGTTTTAAAAAATGAGAAATTTTCAATACTCATAAGTCTTGTATATACTATATATCCAGTATTGTCAAACCATTCTATTTTAGATTCTGGAACAAATCTTACAAGTCCTTTTAGTTCAAGTTCTTTTGAATCTTCTAAAGATACAAATTTTCCATACTGAGGAGATCTTGACTGGTCTTTAAAATACACCCTTACCATAGTATTAGATTCTATATATCCTTTTATTACTTTTAACAAATCTTCTTCTTTTTTCATGTTTGGTTATTTTTTATTAGTTAGTGAATAGTATTCAAGCAAATCTTCTGTAATATATGACATACCGGACTCCCAGTATTCATCTATATTCATAGTACCAGTTTTTTGTTCATGCTCTCCTGCTTCTGAATAATTTAATTCCCAGTTGAGTTTATCGTTTGTTTTAAGAAACATCTCGAACAATGGCTTATAAATAAGGCGCTCTTCTTCTACAAATGAACTATCTTTTGCATGGTTTATAAAGATTTTTATAAACTGGTTTCTGAAACCGCAAATTTCAAAATCTGTAACAACTAAATCAGTTTGCATAATGTTTGATTTTTTAGTTTAAAAATATTTGTTTAAGATCAGTAAGTGTATATGTTTCGTCTAATTCAAAACAAGTAAAAACAGTCTCTTTTATTCCACCTGCAATAAACCACTGAACACAAGCAAGCAAATTTATTTTTTCTTCTATAGTAAACATAAAAAACCGTTTTATTTTTCGATATACAAATATAATACATAAAACGTTAACAAAATGTTAAAATATATAAAATTATGTTAAAACGGCAAATCTTCGTCTTTTTGTCTATTTATAACTTCTGAACGATTTATCCTTTCCATGCACCATAATTTAGGAGTTGAAAAAGCATTAAGTCTTGTTGTTTTTCTTTTATATCCAAGTCTATCTAGTTCACCACCTATTGTTTTTACATTAAGCTTTTGATGAGTTAAGTTATAGAGTTCAACTAAAACATCTGTTGTACTCATTCTTATCTCGTTCTTGCATCCTTCATCAGCTGGTATAAAATATCTTTCTATTAATTCCTTTTCCTTTATTACAGCTTCGTATTTACTTACATCCTTGTTTAAATAAGACATATCTTTGGAATTAACCCTCCAGTCAAATCCTTCTTTATATAATCTAAACGCCTCTAGAAATAATTCCTTTTTATCAATAGAGTTATATAATACCTTTTGAATGTTTTTAACTTCTATAGGTATTATACGTCTGTTACCTGTAGGGTCAGACATAATTTCATTTGAGTTACTTGTTCCACAAAGAACAGCAAGGCGCAAAATTTTCTCGTTATGATCTCCATAAGGTCGCCTTAAACTAAAATATTGCTTTGATGTTATATTCTTTAACTTCTGTGCATCCTGTTTACTCTTACCACCAAGTTCGTCGTCCATTATAATAAGATTCTCGCACATCAATAGCTCATCATCTTTTTCCTTATCTAATTTAGATTCTGCATAATAACCCATCAATTCCTTAGGAAGCAAACGTCTAAAAAATTCAGTTTTACCTGTAAGTTGTTTACCTAGTAAACATAATAGTAATGGAGAGTGAACTTTATGAGCAGATGATACTATACTTACTATCCACTTTCGTAAGAAATACTTGGTAAATCCAGGGTCATCATTTTCTATAGATTTTGCCAAAGCGTCTATAATAGGAGATTCGTATTTAGGAGGAAATTCATCTGGCATTGGAGGAAGTTCTACAGCTATTCCATCGCTTCCAAAAAATTCAAAGAAAGGATTATATATCTTTACAAAATCAGATTTAAGTAATCTAATCATTAAGGCATAATCAAGTTTAGGGCATATCTTTTTTGCAGCAATAAACATTGTATTAAGATATGACTGAGATAATATATCTCCATATTGCTCTAAATATCCAGTAACCTCATTCATCTTAAGGTGAGGATAATTAGCTGATATAAACATTTCAAGCTGATGTATAATAGATTCTTCATTTTCCTCAAAAGAAGAGGAGTCGTTATTTTCGTACAGAGATTCTATTAGTTTTTCAGCACCTTCTATATCAGCGTTATTTTTCAGCGTTTCAGCTATTGCTTTTTTATCAAGTCCGGCACGTTTGCCATTTTTAGTAGTACGAACAATTATCCTTGTTTGTTCTGAGGATATATTTACATTGTTTATTTTTGCAAGATAATAAAATGTAGATATATTAGCTTTCTCTATACCACGAGCACGAACGCAGTAAGTATATTGTTTGTTTGCGGACTCGTATTTATACTTTGATGACTGCCTAGAAACTTCATGGAAATAATTTCTTCCATCTTCACCAAACTGAGAAGATATAGCAAAACCAACTTTAAGCCAATCTTGATAATCTTCACATATATTTATACCTCTTCCTACTATTTGTTTTATTATACTATCAAAATCTCCAGAAGTATGAACAAAATCATTCATCTTCTTTATTTGAGTTTCTTTAATATATCTTTTAAATACTGGTACACTATCAGGATTAAGATATAATGTAGCATCATCTGATACTACATAAGGTTTACTTAATGCTATACCATTGTGATCTGATACCTGAGAATATATATTCCATAGATATGAAGATATAGCCTTAAAAGCATCAGCATGTCTATTTGGTTCTATTTTAAATATAACACGTAATCCAGTTCCAGATGTACTCCTGAATACAGAGTAAACATACTTGTCTTTTTCCAAGGCTTTTTTTACCTGTATAATATTCTCAACATCATCTAAATCTATATTAAGATATTCGCTGTGAATAACAAGTCCATCGTTACTACGTGTTGTAAATTCTCCAGACAATGTTGTAGTTGGCATAGTCCTCTTAAAGGCATCTCTTTCGTCCTTGTCAACAATTGCCCTGCACTCTGCAACTATTTTAGCCCATTCGCCATCTCTTGTCTTTTCTAAATAGTCTTCGAGTTCTAAATTTCTTGGATTTGTTACATCTGAAACGCTGTTAAAAATACTTACTTTAGGCATTAATCTAGTCTTGATTATGGTGTTGGTAAAATTCTATTGGAGTAAATTCTTTGATATTGAAGTCGTACTTTTCATTGTATTTTTTAATCAGTGAGTTAAAATTAGTTAGTGCTCTTTTTATGTGCCATGCACTGTCTGATATGTCGTCCATATTACCATCTTTTCCAGACATCTCTTTTGCATACCAGTCTATACACAATTTATAGTAAGCTTTAAAGTTATCATTAACTATATTTTGAGAAGGAAGATTTCCGTATTTTTTAAACATATTCTTAACAACCTCGTCTCCTAATTCTAGGAATGTATAGTATTGATACTTCTTTTTATTTTTACCAATAAGAGAATCTACATCAATTCCCTTTGTTATCAAAATAAGTTTTTCTAAATCTTGTTCTTCGGAAGTTTTTTTACGTTCAAATTCGTGAAGACAAAATTCGCCATCGGAAAGTTTAAGTTGACAAACTCTTACAGCTGCATGAACAAGTCCTTCACAACTTGGACATGTTTTAACTGGAGCGACTCCATTTCCAGGCTGGTCTGGATGATTAAATATATATTCCCAGTCTCTGTCATCGTTCCAGTCTCCAAACTTTTCCCAGTTTCTTCCAAGGTCAATTATATTAAAAGAATGCTTTGTTGATAACTGGTAAGGATAATAAGGCTGTAACGATGCCATTATTTCTTCAGAAATAGCTCTACTTCCTCTACCACAAGCCTGTATAAATTTAACTATACTTAGTGTACTGAAATTTATTATTACATTTTCTATTGTAGGTTCGTCAAATCCAACAGTGGCAATCATTACATTACAGAGTATAGCATTCTCTGTTTCTTTAAACCATTGAAGTATTTCTTTCCTGTCAGTGGAATTAGAGTCAAGGTGCCTTACATTATGTCCACAAAGAGAAAGGCACTCGGTTACTTCTTTTGAGTGTTCTATTGATACGTTAAATATAATAGTCTTTTTGCCAAAGCAGTAACGATGATATGTTTTAGCTACATTTGCTACATAACGTGGAGCCATATACGCAGTACTCATCTGACCTTCGTTATAGTCGCCTTTTAATTTGTCAACAGCAAACTGAGAAGGATCTATAGAATCAGATGGGCACCTAGTTATATTTTGCGCCAAAAATCCTAATGCTATTAAATCTTTTATTTCAGGGCCAGTAACAATACAGCTATAATACTTATTTAAAGGTTCTTTTTTACTAGTTGCTTTTGGTGTTGCAGAGAATCCAATTACAAGCTCTTCTAAAAATACGAAGTGAACTTTGTTGAAGTTTGCTACGTGACACTCGTCTATTATAACAAGCCCTACATTATGAATCATGTGAAGACGAGATAGCGTACTATCTACCATTCCTATGTACACTTTATTTATACTAAACTTTTTTGTAGTACTGGTTATTAAATATGGCTTAAAACCAGTTATTTTTTCAATAGTCTTTGCAGCCTGATACATAAGCTCTTCCCTATGAACAAGTATCAATACAGACTTTTCAGATGTTGTAACAAAGCGTCTAGTTATCATGCTAAACTCTACTGTCTTTCCTCCGCCTGTAGGTAATTGGGCAAGTACCTTTCTTCTTGTGGACAATGCAGCTATTATTAATTCTATATGCTCTGATTGATAATCTCTCTTGTTCATGGTAGATGTTTGGTATTATGAGTAAAAAATCAAAAAATTTGTGTTAACATGCGTTTAAAAATTGCGTGGAACGGCATTTTTATGCGATTCCACGATACATATATATAATGCAATGCAATTGCCCATAATGCCATTAAAACGGCGCAAATGGGCGCAAAATTAACATAAACTACTTTAATGAATTAAATGTATTAAGAAAAACATCTTCAATATATCCCGCATTTACATAAGTTACATTTTTTCCAAGCATTAAATTTTCCCATTCCCATATTAGTACTGTTGCATCAATATCTCTTACCTCCTGAACAAGTGGATAAAGAAAACCAAACTTTTTTGCAATAAGCTTCATTATATTATTTTCTATTTCCTTATAATTATTTATATGTGGCTTTATTGGACTTGGTATATCTAAAAGATACGCTTCGCTTGCATCATGAAGTAGTGCAGCAAGTTTATTTTGTTCTGAAACAGCATTTACGCACATTAAAGAATGTTTCGCAACAGAGTAGAATACTGGCAAATGTCCAGCAAATCTACATTGCATAGATAGTGAATGTGCTATATCTTCTATACAAATCATATCTTCTGTAGGTTCAAGTATATTGAAATACAGTCCAGTATATGTTCGTATACAGTTTGGAGTAAAAAGATTTTCTATCATGGCTCCCACGCAAGATTCGAACTTGCAACAGGCCGTCCGTATTTTATTAAGGGTACCTGCCATCCGACATTGGGAGCAACCAGGCTTTACAACATATCCAACTGGTTTTTAAAACGGAAGATCGTTTGCAACTTTATTATCTGCATTTGCAGCTAATGTTCCGCCACCACCAACTCCGCTTTCAGAACTTCCTTCCCATTGCAATTCTTTACCATTACCAAGGATAGGCCCTTGAGCTTTCTTGTCCTTTTTGTAAACTTCCTGAGGTACATCCTGAACAACCATACCCAGGTTTTCAAACTTGTCAACTTCTCCGTCAGGACTAAGCATTAATGTTATATCAAGATAAGTTCCTTTTTCTCCAACAAAGAGCCAATCTTTGTTGATTTCAAGTACATTAATACGCATCTTGATAAAGCGTTTTTTGTCACTGGATTTGTTAATACCTTTTGGTGCTGTCATCTGATTAGTGTTTTTTTGTTTAAAATTTGGTTTAATATAAGTTAAATAAAACTTACCGAGAGATTGAGAGGCATTAAAAGCAAGTACCATATCTGAATTAACTAAAAGATATGTTAATTTATCAGTATAGTACTTATGAAAACGTACTTCAAGTTCTTCTGTTTCAAAATAGTAAGTGATTCCTGATATTAGAGAAGACTGCTCTTTTGAAAAGTTGTTTATAAGCATATCTGTTCTGCTATTTTAATTACAGTTGCATTTTCCTGACGAAACCACCAGCGACAATCTTCAAGTTTTTTAAGTCTACATATACCATCAGGAAACTTATTATCTATTTTACCATCACGAGACGAGAATCCGAATGATGGAAGATTTGGTCTCATTACTTGCCACCAGATAATCATATTATTTATTTTAAAAAAAAAGAAATTTTTATTTTCTTTTTATTCCTTGTAATATTTAAACTTCCTGTTTTTAAAAGCTTAATAGCTTGTTTTTTAGTAATACTTAAATATTTAATACTACTGTATTGTTTTCCACAACTAACTCCACCTAGATTAACTGTATTAATACTACAACTTGTATTCATAATATCTTAATTTTATGTAAGTAATAAACTCCAACGTAAACCTGCCTAAATTCTTCTGTTAAGCAGTCTAAAAGAACTCCATCATAGTGAAAAGAGTTAAAGGTATAATTCTTTCCTTCGTATTTAAGAGGTTTAAATTCCTCTAATTGTTCGAGTATATCTTGAGCATGTTCATAATTCTCATAATACTCCGCTACTATATGTTCAAATGTTAAGCCCATAGTGATATAATATCTGACTCATGAAATATTATTCCATCGTATATCTTATATATTAACTCAGGCTCTTGTATTATTGGAGAATATACATAAACTATTTTTCCAGCGCCCTTCATCCAACCAGCTTCTGTGTTTGCACTTCTTCCTCATGGTAAAACCATTACGCATACGTAAGCCCATTTCATAATATTATTTTTAAAAAAGCCTTCCTGGCTTATTCATTGTTTCGTAATTTAAGAGTCCAGATTCAAAGTAAGATTTTTGTTTGTCCATTATAGTTAAATGAACACTTTCTTTGTATGCTGCAACAGCATGACTAAACGAACCTCCATGAGTATCTAATACCCTCTTGCCTTTTAACTCATGCTGAAGATGCAGGTATTCGTACAGATAAGAAGGTTTATGAGTTGGATGCCTTTTCTCACCATCGCCATCGCTTGTTAAAGCACGACTCTTTGGTATAATACGAGCGTTCTTGTCAAAAGTAGTCAATGCAAGTTCGCAGTCTGCAAAACTCATTCCATTGTTTTTCTTATCCCAAACATAAAAACATCTTCCACTAAAGTTAAATTCTTTAGTAAAATAGTTACCACCCCAAACAATTAAGTCACGACAAACATACTGTAGTAAATCCCAGTATTCTTGAGTTGGAACTGCATTATCCCACTCTCCCATTTCGTAGTCACGAGGCTTAGAATTGGCAGTTGCACCAAGATTCATTTTACCTACTTCAATAGCGTATGGAGGATCTACTATACCAACATGAAAGTATCCTTTCTTCATATTATCCTTCATCCACCTTAGATACTGCATATTGTCCGCAAGAAGAAAAGTGACGGTGCCACGTTTTTCTATCTTAATTATTTCAGGAACATCTAAAAGTTCCCAATCTTCATAGTCTTGTCTGTCTCCGTAACCTGTGTTAGTTAATTTTGGCTCGTACATTACCTGTTGGTTTTAAGTTTTTTTACTGATATTTTTCTAAAATTGCTTTAAAAGTTTTCATTACTGATTTAGGAGTAAATTTACCATGCTCAACTGTTTCTACAAACTTCTTTACAGCAACAGTAGCTTCTGAACCAAGTTCAATTAGTTTCTCGTCTTCTTTTGTGGACATATCAGTCATAATACAGACCATTCTACCAGTCTCGTCATAAACTATTCCATTAATAATCTTTAGTACCATAGTGTTGTTTTTGTTTACTCTGTTTCTGAATATGTATCAACTGATTTTCCAAAATTATTTAAGTAATTACGCCAGTGTGGTATAGCTGATTTTAATTGCTCTATTCTTTCTTCACTCCTTATAGTTTCATATACACGAATCTTTCTTTGAAGTGGCAAATCATCGTAAAGGTGATTTTTATTAATCTGAATTAAAGCTTCGTTATAAAGTCCTTTTAACTCTTCGCTTGAATCTTGATAATTAGACTCACTGCCAAAAAACTCATACATAAGTTTTAATTCTTCTCTCTTGACTAAATATGCAGGAGTATTCAAAAGAGAATATATAAGCCTGAAATTTTTTCTGTTTCTTAACCACATATAAGTATCTCCTTGCCATTCATAAACTGGGTCAAATCTTTTAGATACCTTGGCGTCAAAGGTGAATATATCCCAACAAACTTTAGTATCGAGTATTGTATCTGTATCTTCATCTTCAATATCAAACTCTCCTTCAACCATTCCATTATTGAGCCTTACAGTATTTTTACGATACATTTTTCCGGTTAGCAAAGAGTACTGGGTAATTGCATCTTCTTCTAAAAGTAATCCCTTCTCCATAAACTTGCTTTTAACATCTTTCTTTCTTTCAGTTGTTGCAGCTGTGTATATTTCAGCAAGTTTAGTTTTACAACTTTCACTTAGATGCGGAACATGCTTATATGATTCTATTTTATCTCTTTCCTGACCCATGTCATAAATATTATCCAAAAAATTTTGAGATGATTTTAACTCAGGTTTCATACCAGCATACTTTTTATTACCTTCAGTAATTTTTTCGTTAAGTTCATTCCATTTTTCAAGATTAGATTTACCTTTTGCTTTTGACATAAGGTATCCAATATAATGAGCTCTGAATGTGAACTTGTCAAATCCTTCTTCTGACCAGTTTGTAGTTTGCATGTTTAGTTATTTTAGTTGATTAAGTAGTTTTTGTATTCCACGTCCATCTATTATAGACTTTCCAGAGTGCCATCCAGTAAAAGGAAAAAACTGTATACGCTCATTTTTCCAGATAAAAAATATAGTAACGCCACGAACTTCTATTTCTATGCCAATTTTTTTAAATTGACTTATTGCGTAGGTTATTCTTTTATCTTCTATTTCTGCTTTATATCCCTGTTGAGGCATTATTTAAAAGTTTTAAGTTTATTGTCATAAGCTTCCATAGCTTCAGGAGTATCGCAATCCTTTAAAAGTGACTCAAGCGAAAGTTTTGTTTTAGCTGAATTTATGAGAAGTAATATTCTTTCACTACTTTTATCATCAGGTTTTTCATTTTCAGGTTTGTATGCAGACTGATAATCTATTGCATCTTTTCTGTTTACATCTCTTCCAAATATTTTTCCGATGTGGTCAGCAGCGTCCTTTATTGCAAAAGATTTAGCTGAAGGCAAAGCCATTTGAACAGCTTCTGCTTTTATTTCATTCATATCAGAAGGAGCGCATTTTGCATTTACTTGGCATCCCTTTGCACCTACGCCATCATGAAATAACCACTCTCCTGTAAGTGGAGAAAGATAATGAAGTCGTATAGTTACAGCTATTGAATTAAATATTTGGTTAACTGATAAAACTTCAACTTTCCATTCTTGGAATATAGCATCAAGTAAAAATTCAACCTTGTCAATTGGAAGATACTTTCCATTACCTTGAAATTGTTTCTTTAACCAAGACTCTGTAGGGTTTTGGTTAACAAGTAATTTATACTCGTCATTTTCAAAAGCCTTTTCTACATCGTAATGTAGCTCCTGAAAAGTTTTTAACTTTCTTTTTGGTTTTGTTTTTTCTATTTCGTTACTCATTTTATATCTGTTTGTAGCCCAAAACCCGCTCCTATTAAGGTAGCGGGCTGGGTTACATCCCCATCAAAACTATCTTGCCAAATGCTCGTTCCATGCTCGTTTATCAGAAACAATATTACACTTTGCGAGATAGACTTTTAATTTTTTTATCTTGTTTGTAATGCTGAAAAATCTTGGATTGTATATCTTTCCACCATCAGGCTTTACACCTACGACTTCGGGAGTTTTTTCTAATATACCTTCCAAAACAAAAATTTGAGATTCAAGTTCTTTCCGAGTTTGTGCCATCACATAAGTTTTTAATTACAATGCAAACATACAACACAATTCGTTAAAAAAATGTTAACATGGTGCAAAATTTGTTAAAAAAATTATAATGCGTAAAACCGTTGCTATACTATATATATGCCCGTAAAAAGTCGCAAAATACGTGTAAAATGCGTTATATAGACGATAACTGGAAGTGCATTCCATCGAGCCTTTTCCAAGTTCCACCCCAGTCAAATCCAGCATCTGTAAAACACTTTACAAAACCTTCTGATAAAGTAGGTATTTTTCCTATCTGGTTCCATGACGCATTTAAGTCTACAGCTATACCCCAAGAGTGTAAACTTTGGGATGTTGCTCCACGCTGTGTTCTTATATTAAAGCAACCGTCAAAAGTTTTAAGTTCTTTTATAAACCCTCTGTCTATAAGATTTTGGAAAGCCTTTGACAGTGGCCCTACCATATCTTTATTACAATACAATTTTTTGGGTATAACACCTATTTCCATATTAGGCGGAATATCCCAAACAGTCATACACTTGTTTTTAACATCAGGAGTTCCGTACTTTGCCAGACACATTGCTGGAGTTACTTTTGCGCTCATTTTCTTACTATTTTAAATGGTAAATAATTTTTTGCTTTGTCCACAAAGAAAATGGTTGCCAGTGCGATTAGTCCGTACAGTTTCCAGTCAGTTTCTGATTTTTTACTTGAAGTATCCTCATGTTTTACTTTTGATAACGAGTCAATTCTCTCGTCACGTAAAGCTAAAGCATTTTTAAACCAAGATGAATCAAATGAAGTAGCATCTGTTTGCTTACTTCCTTTTCCACCTTCATAAATAACAGTTGAAGGATATACATTAGTAACTGGTGACAATGTATCTTTTCTTTGTGGACTATTAATAACAGTTGTTTTAAACCAGTCAAAATCTTCCTTTGTAAGTATTTTACCAGTTGAAAGTTTTCCACCACGCCCTGAATCCTGCGTAGATAAATTGCTCTTTGATAAATTTGTAAAATCATCTTTTTTAGAAGATGATTTTTTCAAAACGCTACAAGATAAAAGTAGAAAGCATAATACTATAAATACGGCAATCCAGAATATAATATTACTCCAGAATACCTGTTTATCATTTAGTTTCATTTTCAGGAGTTTTAGGTTCTTCTACTTCGATTTTATCGCCACGTAAAAGAGTTATAATTTGAGGTAATGTAGCTACACCTACAATAACTCCTATAAAACACATTGTAGCTATTATTATAGATAGTCTTTCAGGAGCAGCATTTGCTTTCATTGTAGAGTAAATAATTACCCAAACAAGAGTTGCTGATAATGTAACACCTATCCATCTCTTATGGCTTATTTTTCCGCCTTCGGAGAACATTGAATTAAAAAAATTGTCTTTCATTTTATTTATTTTATATAGTGAGAAATAATTACTGTTATTAAACTTCCAAGAACTGTACACAAAAGCCCTATAAAAAGTCTTGCATTTTTTAAACTTGTATCACGAATTAGTTTATCATTTTCAAGTTTTTCAAGTTGAAATTCAACAGCTTTCATTCTGAATATAATAGAAGCCTCTTTATAATTGTCTCCTCCTACAATTATATTATACATTTCTTCTACCATTCTGTGTGTTTCTTCTTGGGTTTTTTCCATTTCTATTTGCCATTGGGTTGTGTCCATAACTTAATATTTGTATATTTTAGCAGAACGTATTATTTGAAAAGAGTAAGTTGAAAGTACTGAATTATCTGTTGCTTTTATTCCAGTAAAAGTAATTTTATAAGGAACATCAAGAGATAAAGTAGTTAAAGGAGTAATATATATCCTATTATTAACTATTCTATATGATGAAGATACTGTTCCTGATGTTTTTGTTATCTTTACACTTGTTACAGAAGAAATTTGCTTACTCATTTCTATATATATATCAGATATAGTTAATCCGCACGATACAGATGTTGGGCTAACTGATAATACCGATAATGATAATACAGGAGCAGCGTTAACTGTAATTTGTATATTATCTACAGAAGTTGCACCTAAGTTATCAGTAACAGTAACCTTTAGCAAATACACTCCTTCAACTAATCCTGCAGCAGTTGCATTTTGAGATGTTGGATTTTGTATAGTTAATGAAGGACCTGAAACTTTTTCCCAAAGATAAGATGCTATTGTACCATCAGGGTCTGAAGCTGTTGCTGATAAAGAATAAGAGTTAACCGGAAGCGTTATAGAAGCATCTGTTCCAGCATTTACAGAAGGAGATATATTGCCACCAGAAGAAAATTCTACAGCTCCAATATCTATCGATAATCCAGAAAAAGAAATGCCTACATCTGTTCCGGCATCTATTAATGTAGAAGAAGATTGCAGGCTGTATGTATTACCTGTATTAAATAAAGGATTTTCGTTTTTGTTTCCACTGTTAGTTAAGTTAGATGGAGAGTTATCAAAGACGGGAGCATTAACTCCTGTAAAAAAAGCATTTTGCCAAAAGTCGTTATTTTGAACTACGAATTTTCCGAATGTAACACCAGATCCCTGAACTCTCATTCCGTAAGAGTCGAATTTCTGTATAATGTTATTTCTAATACTTACATTATTTACAGTGCCAGGAATGTTGTTTAAAACTAAGCCTATTCCATTTCCTGTAAAAAATCCAGTAGTAGCTCCAACTATTGTATTATTATCAATAATTAAAGTATCTAAATCAACTGTTGAATTTGGTTGAGTATCGAATCCTATACCTCCACCACCGTTAGCTCCGTATTTACCTATATTATAAAAAATATTTTTTCTTATTTTTATATTATGGTAATAGTTAAGAGGGTCCATTGGAGCTCCAAACCATTCTACATAGATATCGATTCCGGAGCTTAAATTATAAAATTTATTATTTTCTACTATTAATCCGTCTATCCCACGTTCAAGAATAATACCCTGTTCATCGCTCGAGCTTAAACTATCTTTATGAATAAAGTTATCGTGAATATAGTAACTATATGCAAGTCCAGGAGATCTTAAATTATACGCCAAGTCAATGGCTCCGTTAATGTTATTATTATAAATTTCATTACCGCCCAGACTGTTCCATAACTCAATCGAAAAGTTCCATCCGCTGTTAGCTCCATTATTAAAAAATGTTTTTGTTATCGTGTTATTATATATTTTTACATTTTTATTAAAACCCTCGTTGTTATACTTAATAGGCCAGCCAACTAAAGAACCTGTTCTGTTTGGCTGGTTTATTGTGTTATCGTAAATAAGCAATCCATCTTGACCGCCAAAAGAAAGGCATCCTGTACCAAATCCTATATACTGACTACAATTAAGAACAGTATTATTGTAAAAAGAGTTTCCTGTAGCAAATACGGATGGAGGGTTTGCACTGTATCCATTTGTTCCCGAAAATGTGCAACCGCCTTCTTTAAAATCAATTATTGTGCAATCGTGAACGCTTACATTAGACCTACCGTCGATTTGTATACCCAAAGCAACAGATAAATTATTTCCATCGAACTTTAAATTGCTTATCGACTGATTTCCATTTGTACCTTCTGCACTTACAAGACTTAATGCACCCTGAAAACTTACATTAAAGGTTGACTTTATAATAGACGTGACACCTTCTCCGTCTAAGCTTACACCAGGCGCTAAAGAGCATTTTACTGTTTCTAAATAAGTTCCTGCATTTACATGAATATTATCTCCAGATGTAGTAACTGTCGATATAGCTTTTGCTAATGTTTTCCAAGGATTACCTAGTGTACCATTACCTGTGTTATCGTTACCAGAAGAACTGATATAAAAAGTTGTGGCATTTGTCCACAAAGAAAATAGCATTGATGCTATTAGTAGGAATTTTTTCATTTTTTTAAGTTTATTTTATAATTATTGATACCATCCAGAATTAAAACCAGTAGGAACTGTGTAAATAAATGGTCTTGTACCAGAATTTAATACACATCCTCCAGTTGCATTAAAATTAGAGAATGCCAAGAAAAATGTTCCAGATAAACCAGTATAAATTGCTCCTGTTCCAGCACTTGGATTACCTGCATCCCAAGAACCATTTCTTCCCCACCATATCCTACCATTAGTTAAGTCTATAGCAATCATCATAATATCTCCATTAACACATTCTGTACTTACAAAATCATTTATTCCATTATGTTGATGTCCACTAACTCCATTTCCTTTTCCATAACCTATTCCAGCACCAACTTGGCCTGTATTAGATTCTGATGCAGGAGATATACCTATTGATGAAGATGGTGTTGCTCCAATTACTTTTAATTCAACATACCATAATCCAGAAGATTTTCCAAAATGACTTCTTACCATTCCCATAAACGTTCCGCCTGTTGCAGCTCCTGTTGCAGTAGAATCAGAAGTACTTAATGTAACCTGTGAAAGATCAGACGAGTTCCATGAATCATAAGTTATTGCAGGACTTAGGGTTATATTTCCATAATGAGCATTAAATTTTCTTATTTGCGCATTTAAAGATATAGAAAATAAAACAAGTAATAATAATAATATCCTTTTCATATATAATTAGTTTACAGATCCCTCTGTTGAAAATGTATTTACACCAAGTTTAGTGAATTTAATATAACTTCCAGCTTTCATCAAGTTAGTTCCACCTGGATTAGCAGAGAAATTTATTTGAGGAGTAACTGTTCCTCCTGCGTTCATTGATATAACTCCTTTAAAAAAGAACTGAACGCCTGCTGTTGTAGATGTTGCGGTAATTACTGTTGAAGCAACTTGTGTCATCGCTGTAGTACCTTGAGCAGTAGTAACTGTATTTGGAACAGAATTATATCCTATAACCTGAAGGTTAATAAAATTTATAGAAGCTCCTCCTGCTAGTGCAAAAGCTAGTGCGGTTGTTTTAGTTGTTGTAGTTCCGGTTGTTAAAGTATAACTACCTTCAACTTGGTATAGAGTAGAACCAGCTAATGTCCAAACATCTCCGGTTGTAGGAAAAGCTGGCTGAACTCCTAATGCAGCAGATAATGTAAAATCTGTAGCAACTACAGAATATTGAGTAGCTCCAATAACTCCTCTTTCTGTTGATGTTTGCCCCATGTGTAAAACATTGCTTGCATCAGACTCTATTTTACCTGTTGTTATAGTTCCTGGACTTGCTCCTGCTAATGTAATAGTTTTTCCTGTTGCATTACCTATAGGCAAATCTGTAGAATATTCAAAGACCCATCCACCTGCTGCAGTTGTTGTATCTGTTACTGTAGCCATTGCTGATGTACTTCCAATCATTGTTGCAAGTAATGTTCCGCCGTTTTTATTTACAGTAATATTTCCAGTAGATAAATCTTTTAATAAATAACTCGTTCCTTTTCTTAATGTAGTCGCATCAGGCAAAACTGCTGTCTGTGTTGATGTTCCTGTAAAGTCTGTTTCGTTAGGGCTATTTACTGTAAGAGTTGTTGTACCTGCGGCAGTAACAACAGATTGAAAATTATTTCCTACTATATTATTAATCTGAATATTTGTTAAAGCTGGAGCGTTTGCAAATACTAAAGGCCCAGCACCTGTTTCGTCGCTAATTACACCAGACAACTGATTGCTTGTAGTAGATGCAAATTGCGAAAGAGGATTATCCACAATAGCATCTCCTGTTCCGGATACTGTAGCCCAAGACGGATTTGCTGCTGCTCCATTTGTCTTTAATAACTGGCCGCTTGTGCCCGGTGCTAAGGAAACTATTTTTGTTCCGTCCCCATAATAAATATTTCCATGTGTCACAGATAAAGATCCGTTATTTGTTCCACCGTTTGCAATAGGCAAAACAGGCAGGTCTGCTGACGCAATAACCCTTAACCCAACAGCTCCCGTAGAACCGTTAGGTGTTGCTAAAAATAAATTCGCTGCCTGTCCTGTAGCTTCTGTAACTGCTAACGTTCCATTGGATGTTAACGGGGAACCCGAAACGCTTAACCACGAAGGAACTGTTAAGCCTATACTTGTTATACCAGTTCCGGCTGATGGTACTGGTCTTTTTCCAAAAAATCCGGTTGTTGGATTCCAAACAAGTAAACTGTCATCTACATTATTAGAAGAAGGTATAACAGGAACCTTTATTTTATCAGCTTTAATAATATTAATATTACTATCCATGTAGTTATAAAATATAACTGCACCACTTGTAGAGTATACTACAGTTCCAGCTCCTAAAGATTTTGTTGATATTCCTCCCTGACCTGCATTTGTTGCTGAAAAGTATGCACCTGCTGAAGAACTTGTATTTATTCCGCCAAGAAATCCTGTCGAGTTACCAGTCACGCTCATATATCCTGCTGGAGTAGAAGATGAATTACCTCCCCAAAAAGAAACGCCTGCTGTTCCAGTGTTGTCGATTGTGAAAGAATTAGTAAGACCATTTATATTTCTTGGTGATGTTAAGCTGCCATTAGAGTTGAAAATATTAAATTTTAGGTAAGGACTTAACATTGCCGCAGTATCTTGTTTTCTTAAATACTTTAAAAGCATGTTTGCAGTATCTGATATATTAACCTTTAAACCTAAATTAGAAATCGTTGCATAGGTATCTGCGGATATATTAGAACGAAAATACGACGAAAGCATAGCAGACGTGTCTGCGATACCTAAATAATTCCCTGCCGGCTGCTTATTATTAAAAGTTGTCCAATCTGTTGTTGACAATAAACCTCTGTTACTTGCTGAAGCTGTTGGTATATTAAACGTATGCGCTGTTCCTGTAGAAGAGATATTGAAATTTGTTCCGCTTGTTCCGGTTGCAAACGTTTGTGTACTTCCAGTAAGTCCGTTTAAAGATGTCAGCCCGCCGCTGAATGAAGGCACAGCAGCTTTATGAAAATATCCATCCGTTCCTTCGTATATCATATTTATAGGCGAGCCTGTACTATCCCTTGCTTGTGTAGCAATGTTATAATCTCCCGTTACAATGTCCCTTAAATGCCACCTTATTGTGTGACTGCCTGTTATATTATCTTGCAGCAAAATTGCATCTCCTAAAGGTTTAGGCCACGAAACACCGCTAGCTAACTGCACATCTCCCGATGCTAATAAAGCAGCTACCTCGTTATGAGAAGCGTCGAAAACACTTACCCTTCCCTCTCCGCCATCGTTAATCATTTGCGCCAAAGGGTCTGTTCCATCATTTATTATAATATTATTTGTTGTTGTATTGCCTGCGGTAGTAACCTGATTTAATGTAGGTACTATTTCAGACACGCTGTCTGCATAACGCCTTGTCGCAAATAGCGTGCTATCTGTTCCAACATTTACAGAGTCCTTTCTTAAATTAAAAATTTCCGGCAACTTCGAAATTAAGTAGTTTGCAATCCTTGTATTGCCTCCGTCGTTAAGATGAACGCCCCCAAGATAATCGTCCGGATACACCATTAAATTATTCACGTGAACAACGCTATCCTGCGGAAGTCTTATTGTGTCAAGCCTTAAATTTAAGCTATCTAACTGGAGCCATCCACCTGCGCCAAGAGTGCTATATCTTTTTGTATTGTCGACAAATACTATTCTATTCCCCTGCGACCTGAATCTTTTTATAATAGAGTCCTGATAAATTCTTGATTGAGCGTTACTTATTCCCCAAACAGGATTGTTCCCATCTACTCCAAACAATATAATAATTTTATTTTTAAGTGCATCGAGTTCTTTGCTTCTGTATAAATATTCAGGAGAAGCAAGACCAGCAGAAGCCATTATATTAATAGGTAAGGCAGTATGTAATTGAGCTTGCTTAAACATAGAGCTATCCCTTTTTGTTGTAAGAAATGCAGCAGGAATACTATTTCCTAATACAGCAATTTTAAATTCCTTTGGCTTTGAAATAGAAAAATCGATAATCCGAGTATTTCCTTTGTCGCTAAATATTGCCGGCCATCCGGTAATACTTGTATATTCTCCGGGCCCAACTGTAAAATAAGATCTTCTTCCTAAATCTTTAGACTCTCCACTTGTTAAGTTTTTATAGTGAAGAGCTACACTATCTAATTCCCTATCCATTGTAACCTGAACATAATCCCATTTATTAACAAGTAAGCCTGAAGAAGTTTTTGTCATGTTGCTGCACTTGTTGTTCATTGTAGAACCAGTAGTGTCGCCTAATATAGGTATATTTATCCAGTTGACAGCATTAAGATTTGCAGACAGTGTCGAATTATATGCGTTTGCTTTTATACCTGTTCCAATTCTTAAAGAACTGGAGCTGTCCAAAACTTGGAATATTAATCTTATAGAAAAATTTTCGTTAAAGACGTTTCCGTAATCAAATGCTTTAAAATAACTATTTTCAATTCCTCCCGAGTAACTTGTATTTATAATTAACCCGTTATTCCAGTAAGCAGAACCGCTCGGAAAAACAGGTACTAAAGTTGAGTCCTGAAATGTTAAAGGCCCTGAAATTAGATTAGTATAGTTTGTATAATCGATTCCAATAAATCCCTTTGTGTATCTTTTTAATGTATCGTTAATATGATACGGAGTTGTGTATTTAGAACTATCTCTTTTAGATAGCTTAGTATTTAAAGAATCTTGTAAGTCTGTAATCTTAGATTGACCTATTGCAAAAACACTTATATCAGTCGAATTATTTCCAGTATTATCGTCTGCATTAAATTCGCTTCCAAAGTTTATTTTTTTTCTCTGCGGTTGCGTTACGCCTGCTTTTTGAAGTGTATCGTAATGAAGGTCGGCAGTAACAAGCGTTCCTACATTAAACACTCTGTTTGTAGATAAGTCATATGTAACAGAGTTTATTGTAATAGTTGTTACCTTGTCCGCTTTTAAATTTATCCTATCTGATAAATGAGTTGTATCGGTACTTCCACCACTTCCTCCAATACCTTTTATTTTCACTGTATCATTTCTAAGATTTGGACGATAAAGCACAAAAATAGAATCGTTTATCGCTTTAGCAGAATCATAAGAATTATCTATACGTGTAGATAAATGAGATGTATCTAAAAAAGCATTATGCCCGCCTGCTTTAAAAAATCCAGTTGGTTTATAGTATACCCATAAAGAACTATCTTTTTTATTTATAAACATCTGAGCAGTACTGTCATTTGTATTAAGTAAAGTACTATCTTTTTGTGGAATATGCTGAACAAAAACAGCCTTTAATCTATTTACTTTTTCTCCATAAAATGTAGGAGTTTCCGGTAAATACTTTTGCGCTTTTGCTAGTCCACAAAAGAAACCGATTGATGTAAAAATTAAAACTAAAATCTTCTTCATATTAGAACGTATTTGTTTGTTAAGTAATTTTCAGGACGATTTTTTACTCCTGTATTTATTATAAAATCTTTATGGTCTGGTGCTCCAAGAGGACCATCAGTAACACCAAAATTTGCAGCACTTCCTGTATGTTGAACAAGTGGTAATATTAATGTAAATTGGCCAATACCTCCTGAGTCATAATCTCCTGCTTTGCCAGCTTTATTGTTTTGCTCAAATAAACCTCTTCTGTCAGGTATATGAAACTCGTCTGCATGTCCTGGATCTGAAGAGTTTGCAAATGAATACAAGTATTTATTATTTCCAGTAGACCAAACATCGTAGTCGCAAACCTGTACAAGAGGTAATTGAGAAACAACTTCTTCAAATAATCTTGAGTATTTAAACTTGTTTAAACTGTCTCCATTTAAAAGTTTCATATCCTGTCTTTCACTTTCATTATGGTCTGCAGATACAATAAGTCCAACCTTTTTAAAGTTTCCTTCTGTATCGCATACCCTCCACTCTATAGGAGATGCTGGTCTTGCATAAGCATAAATTGAAAAACTTTCTCCTGAGTTTGCTATCAATATCCCGTCAAGGAAATTAATAGTATCTGCTCCATTTGGTAAAAATTTTGCACATCTTATTCCAGTTCCACCTATTTCAACCATCATCTTTCTTCCTTGTGGAATTGTACTAATATCAGGAAGTGTAATTTTAACATAGTTTCCTGATGGTTCAACTATCAACTTTTTTGCAAAATAACTATCATCTAATACAGTATCTGCTGTTATTAAGTTTATACCAAAATCTGTTATAGTAGGATAACTGTTTCCTATAGGATTTTGAACTGGGTCAAAATGTATATTATAGTAAATATTAGCAGGAAATGTATCGTCTGTAATAAGTAATGAAAATACACCAGTTATTTTATCCCAAGAATAATCTAATTCACGAACAAGTATCCCTCTGCCAGTTAACTCTGATGGAACTATTTCCCATCCTATATAGTTTGGCTTTCCGGAAGTTCCATCAAATATAGCAGATGTTGCACCTGTTACAAAACCTGGAGTTGTTCCAACTCTTATCTGTTCATCATCCCTACACAGTAATCCATCGACTTGTCCTGGAACAACAGAGAATAATGCAAGATTATTTACAACAGAACCACCTCCATCTATTTCGTCAAGAGAAAACTGATAGTTATTACGAGGTAGTCCTGAAAATGACCAAACTCTCTGAGGATGTCCAGATGTTGTATCTATTATAGATGCAATTATAGCTCCACCTGTTTCTTGTCTTACAGATGCCTTTATCCTATTTGTTATAAAAGGATAAGCCTTGGATATTGCGTTTAGTGCTACTGTTGGCATTTTTTAAATATTATACAAATATACAAAATAGATTAATACAAAAGTCATTTGTTGATAATTAATAACCGTTTAAAAATTGCGTGGAACGGCATTTTTATGCGATTCCACAGGTTTTTAATATCATTGTGTGTGTTTATATATATTATTAACATCGTTCAAATTTGGGCATGTAATAACATCGAATCTACTTACAACGAGATGTTTATTAACTGCCCTGCTGGTAATCCAACTGCTTCTGCATCCACAACAAGAACCACTCCCTCATTTGTCTCGCCATCTGAATTAGGAAATTCTTTTCCACCTTGATTTTCTTGCAGATGCATTTCAACTACATAATAGTATAATGGATGACCATCAGTTTCTTCAGCAGGGTCTATTGAACCTCCTTCTGGAAGTGAATATAAAATATCTTCACAAGAAAAACCATCAAGAGCTATTGCATCAGCACATTTAAGATACAGGTAATCTGGAAGTCCATAAGCATTTCCAAAACGTATATTTCGTTTCCTTGCTACGTTTCCAAATAATGTTATAGTGTTTCCAATATCGTCTGTAGATATACTAGTGTCAACACTTGGTTGTAATTTTTCTATATGTCCTTCTACACGTAATACAGTTTGAAAACCTGTAGAAAAAAACGAGCCAACTTTATTAGTAGAGTTTTTAGATTTTATTAAAATAGTCTTTTCCCACCTGTCTCTTGTTTCAATCCTTTCAGATATTGCTATTGGAGTGTCACCAGCCCAAAGTACAAAAAAGTACTGGTTTTCTGGTTGCAACGAAAAATCTATTTCGCATTCAAGGCAAACATGAGGTACTGGTATTGGAGCTGGATTTACTGGATTGTAATTATAGGTTGCAACTTCCCTTCCGTCAAAACATAGATATTGCTTAAGAACTAAACTACCAACTCCATTTGATATTACTTGGTCTCTTATAACTTCTCCTGTTTGATACTTTTGTATATAATCTGGATTGTAAAGCCATGCAGTATTCCTGTTTGAAAACCAGTCATCATAAATGGTCTTAAAATTAAGATTTGGATTATCTGGAAAGTTATAAGTTACAAAATGCAGTGAATTATAGTTAGAGTGAAACATAGAGAATTTTTTTAAGTTTATTGATAGGCCACTCTTTGATAAATTAAGTAACGAGTTATAAGTTGTTAATGGAGATAATAATAGACTCCATTCTTGAACCTGATTCCTTAATCCAGATATTTTCATATTTCCTATTGGTAATGCAAATATATCTGTTCCTTTAAAAGTAAATTTAACTATACCTCCATTAGAAAAATCATAAAGAGTCTTTGCAAAAGATTTATATGATTTAACTTTAATATTAGCTTTTTCCATTAAAAACAACGGAGTCCCCAAAGAAGAAACGGGTACGTCTGAATTTTCGGAAACTACAATACCATTTAAAACAGTTCTTAAGTTACCATTTTTATCTGGCTTTTGAAAAACTATTTTATCAAGTGGCTGCTGATTTACAATAGGTTTTATTCTTGGATACTGGTTTTCAAGTATTCTTTTTGGAGAAAATCTTGTATTAAATACAGTATTATCTGGTACACCAGTTATAGAAGAATATAATGGGCGATTAAGCTTATATCCTGTAACTACTATACCTACACTATGATTAACAAGAGATGTTGATATTACATTAACTCCATTTTGTATAGGAGCAAGTACAACAGCAGAACCTGTAACAGGATCTGGATATGATACAGGTGTAACTTGTAAACTCCAATTTCCATTAGAATCAGCAACAACAGTTCCTAATTTTGCATAAGTTATATAATTTAACCATACTTCAACAACAGTTCCTGGAATAGCAACACCTTCAATTAAAGGCATGTTATTAACTAATACAAATCCATCTAATTCAGAACCTATGTAAGTTATTAACGGAAAACTTACATTTGTATCTACATTAAAATTAGCTGTATCTGCTCCTGCATTTATTGAAAGTAAATGCGCTCCATTGGATATTACAGGAATTTTATACTCCCACTTATTAGAATTATCTGTAACAACAGTTGCTACAAATACACCATCAAGAGAAATATCTATATTTGTTCCGGCCTGTGAACTACCTTTTAATAAAGGTTTATTATTATAAAGATTAGAGTTTGGTTCTGGATAAGATATTACAGTAGACATTACAGATACTGTGTCTATAAAAAGATTTATTAAACTATTAGGGCCAGATAAATCAGTATAAGTAGCTTGTATTATGTGTCTTCCTGTTGTTGTTGGAGGGTTAAATGGTGTTAATGCAATTGCTATATTATAAGACCAGTTGCCATTAGCATCAGCAACAGTTCCTCCATCAATAACAGTATCTATATATATATTAACTACACTTAATGGAATAGCGATACCTTTTAAAAACGGTTTATTATTAGTTAAAGCGTCGTTATCAAAAGGCGACTTTATTACAGGTTCAAGTAAAGCAATATCTATATTTACATTTTCAAATGTTTCTATATTATCAATAGCTGTACCTTGCTCATCTGTTATATCAAGAACATAAACAGATTTATCTCCATTATTATCTTGTGTATTTTGTCCTTGATAATCAAGTACAAGAAATATAATATCATAGCATCCAAGTCTATACTTAGGAATAAACTCTATTTTTTTATTAACTGATAACCTTGGTAAAGAAAATGTATTTTCAGAATTAAATTCAAGTCTTCCACTTGGATGTCTGTAGTCTTGTTTAGGAGAACCTACTACTATTTCATTCCCATCATACTCTTCCGCAAAAGCAATATCAACATCTATCGCTTCTCCCAAATCTATTATTGTATAACCTTGTTTATATACATCAATAGCTTTCTCGATAAAAATATCTCCATTAACGTCTTTTAATGCCATAAAAAACATTGCATTAAAAGAATCAAAATAATCTTTAAATGAAGTATATATTTTTGAATTAGGTATTCCTCTTATAGCATCACCACTTGTAAGTACTGATTTATTATTAGTAGTAAAATATCCACTATTTATACTAAACCTTTTATTTGTAGCCTGTTCAACTATATCCTTTCCTGCATCAAGTGGTCTAAGTGCATAAACAACTTGTGGTGCTGTTTTTGTTTTAGTTGATATATAAATATTAGTTACGAATGGAGTTATGGCAAAATTAATTTCTGAAGTATCTCTTGAATGTACCTCTGAAACTAAAAATATACTTTCTGATTGAGCTAGATTAAAAGTAAAATCGAAGTTAATATCGTATATCTTATCACCTACTAAATTCCTATCATTAAATATTACAAACTTCTGTGCATTGCTAGTATATAAAGATATAGTAACGTGTCCATTATTCTCAAAACCAAATTTTACATTACCATTAGCCTTTACTCCATTTATAGTATACGCTGTTGACATAGCCCAACTCTTAGAATTCTTTAATTGAAAAAGAGTTGTAAAGTATTCAAGAGTTTGATTCTTTGTTATTATGCCAAAACTATCACCACTTTGATTTATTAAAACAAACGGCATAGTATTACAGTCATTAAGAATATCTACCGGTATTCTTTGAGGAACTGTTTGATATGTATAGTTATTTTCAAGATTCATTTCATCTATAAGAACTCTTATAGCTTTTGGATTTCTTGAATTACACTCTATTGCATACTCAACACTATCATTTTGAGATAAAACACCCCATGCTGAATCATCTATACAATTAACAGTAAATACTCCACTTTTTGATTTATCAACTTTTGTATTAAAATCAACTTTTCCATAATAAGCAAGTTCGTATATACCTCTATCTCCATTCCATATTATTATTGTTATATACGTTTTTTCCTGAGAACCTTTCCCTTTGTAATAACAATTTTTTAGTATAGCAGCTCCGTCTTTAATAAAATCCAAAGAGTCTGTAACTGTTCTTGCAAGTGAAAAATAAGATGAATTTGTTCCAAACTCGAAATTGCAAGTTTGTATTTTTGATGGAGTATATTTTATAGGATAAGGTAAAGAATTCTTGGATATAGAATAGTCACCATTAGGCTGTTGAATAGCCTTATAGAATTTTCTGTTTTCGTCAGATATAAGAACGTATATTTCTTTTTGATTTCTATTCATTATCTTCCAAGAATTCTTCTTTTATAATTTTCGTTACCAAGATTAATATTTATTATATTATTATTAACTGATTGCTTTGATGATTTTTTAAACTGCTTTGCTAACCATCTTGTTTGTTCCCAACCATTACTGTTTCCGAATACTATTGTTTCTTTTACTTCAGGAATGTCCGCAAAAGGAATTACATCTGTTCCAGGTGGTAAATATGATATATTATCTTTTGTTACAAAGTATGGAGATTTATAAGGCTCTAGTATAAGTTCTGGCACATCACCTTCACCAGTTCTAGCAAAACCTCCCTTGTGTTTATTACCCTTTGTTCCGTACTTGTATTCAGGTATCTTTGATGATGCTACAGCTGCTAGTCCAACAACACCTTCTGCTGCTTCAGAAAATTTGCCTTCAACAGACGCAATTGCTATTCCTGCAATAAGTTTTGCTATTGCTATTGCTTTATCAAAAACTGCTTGGTCGTATTTAATTTTTCTTTGTTCTTTATCAAACGCCTTATCAGCCTCTAGTTTTTGTTGATTAAGTTGTATATCTAATGCAGTTTTATCTTTTTGAGACAAAGAAGACTTTTCAATAGCATTTATCTCGGAAGTATACTGTTCGTCTGTAAGTTTTTTAAGCCTTTCGATATGAGCTACCCTGTAAGCATACTCTTCATCAAGTATCTTTTTTGTTGCCTCTAATACAGAAAGTTCAAATTTTATAGCAGATTCAAATCCTTTATTATTGCCTTTAGAAGGCCCTTCCTTTTCTAATTTAAGTTTATCTGAATTTAACTTATCCTGGGCAACTTTTATATCCTTATTAACATCTACTTGGACTTGCTTAGCAGCCTCTAATTCTCCTTGTGCACTATCAATAGCAAGTTTATTTCCTCCAGCCTTTGCAATGTCAAGACGTTTTTCTGCAGCATCAACAAGAAAATCTATTCTTTTACTTTTAAATCTTTTTAACTGATCTAACTGTATTTCATCATAAACTATAGATGCTTGTAACTCTTCTTTACGATACTTTTCGTCAATTTTTCTTCTCTCTTTTTGATACTTATCATAAGATAGATTTTTGGCATTTAAAGCTTCAAGAGCTTTTGTATAACTTTCTTTACTTAAATCATCCTCTGTTTTAGCTTCATCCTCTACAGCTTTTAATTGTTTCCGTAAAGAAGAGTACACAATGTCATATACTTTCTTTTCAGCATCTGCTTGCAAGTTTGATTTTTGTAAATTTGTAGTTAATACTAAAGCTTGTTCTTCTTCTAGTGTTAATGCTGTTTTACCACCTTGTTTTGATGCTCCTTTTTGTAAGTCTTTATTAAGTTCAAGTTCTTGTAATTTTTGTTTATCAAGAACATAATTTTTATAAGCATCGAGTCTTTCTGATAAAGAATTATTTTCGTTATTAAAAGCCTTTTCATTCTCTATTGCATCTTTTTCAAAATATGCTTTATTAAGTTCTGTTTTTGCTTTTAGATTTCTTTGGTAGAATTCTGTTTGTATTTTAAGTATTTCTTCTTCTCTTTTTTGTTCTGATATTATATCTTCATCAGAAGCTTTTTTAATAGCTACTTTTACATCAGAAGGAGTACTTGAATTATTTGCTGTTATATTATATTTGTTAATACTGTCAAGTCTTTTTGTAGCTTTTTCTATTTCTTTTGCAGCATTAATACGTTCTTTTGAAGTAGAAAGTTCGCTAGATAAAATCTGTTTGTTTTTATCTAATATTACAGATATTTCAGATTTTGTAGTTTCAACTAAAAGTTTTCTAGCTTCGTCAGCGTTAAATTTAGCTATTTCAGCTTCTTTTTTAGCTATATCATTTTTTGCTGATTCAAACAGGTTTATTATCTTTAATGTTTCATCATACTCGTTTTGAGCTAATGATAATCTAGATTTTTGCTCTTCTATCCTTGGCTTGGTTTTATCATCAGCTTTTACTCCATTAAATATACCCTTGCTTGCAGTTATTCTTTCTAATGCATTTACAGAATTTGTTGCATCTCTTATTGTTTCTAATAATGAAGCAGACTTATCTTTAAGTTTATCTATGTATAGTTCATCAAGAGGTTTTGATATCGCTTGACTAGAATTTATAGCTCCACTTAAATCTCTTTCACTAACTATTATACCTTTTCTTAATTCTGCAAGATTATTTTGAGCTATAGCTAGTTGGTTTTGTAATAAAATACCTTTATTGTCGCCTGTTGCAGAAATTATATCTTCTCCTCTTTTTAAATTAAGAGTTGAACCTATTACAGCTGTTTGCTGATACGCTTTTGCAGATTTTTCTAGTTTTTCATATAGTGTTATACTATCATTTAAACTTTTATTTAATTCAGTATTCCTGTCAATTATAAAAGTTTCGGAATCTCCAAAAGAAACAAGTGCGTGTGCTGCACCACTTATTGCTTCAAATGCTAGATTAAAAATACCTGCAATGCCAATACCTGGAAGTATATAAGCTAGTTGCCTTATTTTACTATACATTCCAGTTAAATTTTTTCCAGTATTTTCTATTGAATTACCAGCGTTTTTTACTGCAGTTGTTGTATTATTTAATGCTGTAGTAGCACCATTTGCTGCAACTGTAACATTTTTAATAGCAGATACTGCAGGGGTAGATTGTATTATAGGAGTAACTTGTTTTGCATTAAGAGAATTTATCTGTGTATTTATTTGAGAAAGTAAATCAGATGTTTCTTTAATAGATTTATTAAACGCAGCAAGTCCACCTCCTATTACAGGAGAGTAGACTTTTCCATCGTACTTAGAAAGTTTATCAAATAAAGCAATAAACTCATTAAGTCTTTTTTTCTTGGCATCGTCGAAGCCAGAAACATCTAAACCTAATTGTAAAAAGCTTTGACCTGGCATTTATTTTGATTTACTTTCTTCTATTTGATATTTTATCATATAAGCAAGCTCTTCAACAGTTGTCTCGTCTTTTCTTATTTGATAACCAATTTTTCCAAGTGTATTTATTGTCTTAACCCACCTTTCTCTACTAGTTTGCTTTGGTTGTTGAAAAGAAGATTCTTTCTTTTTCTTTTCTTTTTCACGTAAATCTTCAAGTTCTTTTAATTTTCCTTCGAGTTGAGATTCATACTTAAATTCACCTGTCTCTATTCTATCAAGTTGTAAATTAAAGCTTTCTAAATCTCCTTCCCATTTTAACTTATATCCAAATTTTTCAAAAAATGAAATTTCTGGTAAATAAGGTATTCCAAACTCATTTATAAAATCTTTTTGAGCTTTAACACCAACTCTTGTTTGATTAAGCCTATGCTTTAATCTGTTTATGTAGACAACTTTATTGAATTCGTTTGTATTATAAGCACCAGTTACATCTGTCCATTCTGTATATACTATTTCAAACTCCTCGTTTGACATAACAGATCTGTCATTTTTAAATAGAGCTTTTTCAAATTGCCTAACAGTATAATCTTCAAATGCCATTTACTCTACTTTTAAATCGTTTTTCAAGTTCTGGAAAAAGTATTTCTTCTGAAAATTCTTTAAGATGTTTTTCATTTAGTTCCATTATAACAGTTCCACTTCTTGATATTATTTGATTAAAGTAATCTACATCACTATACATTTCAAATATTATTCCAGAAACACGAGTTTTTATTCCTGAATAAAAAGCTCCGTGCATATAGTTTGTTATAAATTCAGTTTGTTTTCCAAGACCAGAGCCATTATATCTTTTATCCTGAATTGTAGAATCTGAATAATAATCTCTTCCAAATACTGTAACATTTTTACCTTGTCCATCTTTTCCTTCCTGTAACTGAAGTCTTAATAATGCAGCTAAATAAAAAGAGTTTTGCTGTATTATTTCAGTTGTTTCTTTTACAATATCAAATTCTTGCAAAGCAACTATTTTATGATAAAAGTCATCTAAAGGCATAAAATAATTTTACCTCAAAAGCCCGCCCTAATAAGGTACGGGCTTTTTAATTAATCTTCTTTTTCAGAATCTTTAACAAAATCCCAAAGTTCGGAATTTGCTTCGTCCTGATCTTTTTTTGAAAGATGTGAAAAAATTTCAAGTTTTTCTACATCTTCAATCGATTTACAATTTTGCAAATCCCTTGAATCTGTTTCAACTCCTACACCTTTGATTACTTTTCTTGGCATAATATAAACTTTTAGTACCTAAAAGGCCCGCCTCATTTACGAGAGCGGGCTTTTTAACCAAACAAACAGTGATATTAAGGAATAAGAATATCAATGTAAGAATCTTCTGCATCATATCCAGAAATTCCATTTGCTAACCATGCAGATGGCAATGCGCCACGAACACGGTAAGTATTCCCAGTGGTGAAAGTGCCTGTAAGTTCAATCCACCCTGTAACAATTGCTGCTGCTGATAATGCTACAGGAGTTCCTAATGTTGCTACATCTTGTACATCAAAGTTGTTTGCATGAGTACCAAGATTTGCTCCCAAACGTGCAACTAAATCTGCACCGGCGCAATCAGTAGAAACTGCAATTTTTAACTTAGTTGTTGTTGCAGCAGATGCCTTTGTAATTTTTGCATCCAAAAGTCCCATAAGACCAAGTAGTGCACCTGCTCCAGTAAACACTTCTCCATTCTGAACAAGCTCGACTGGAGTATGGCTTAATTGAAACCTGTTTTTATATGGGTTATCAAAATCGGCCTCCAAAGGAGATGGAGAATACATAAAACTGGTTATCAAGCCTTTCCATGTATCATCCCCATTTGCATGAAGTAGCATCTGTCCAGTTTGGTCAATCTGAATTATATTGTATCCAGATTTATTAAGGCTCTGTAAAGCTGCTGCATAACATAATCCGCCGGCAATAGTTTCATATACCTTATTGTACACTCCGTACCTTAAAAATACCTGAGTCCCATCACCAAGAGTGATAAGTTTATCAGCTTCATTGTTAGATCTTATATCATTAATAGGTGCCACTTCTCCAAAGAAGGGGTATACCCTTGAACCCTTGGAAGCGTGCATAAGTGGAGTAATCCACGCTATAGGGTCAAGTAAGTTTGCCGCTGTTATTACAAGCGAAGGCGGAACTGCTATAAGCATTGCAGTAGGGCCCATAGATGCGTCACATTCTTTTCCGGTATTCTTTATAGAATTACCTAAGATGCAAGCTTTTATTATTGCTCCCATTTTTAACAGGTTTTAATTTGATTTAAAATAATTTCCAAGTTCAAAATTTCTACTGAATCAATATAGTCACTAGAACCTTCTCCAATAGGTTGCTGTCCTGGATTGTCCATTTTTATATGAACAAATCTATCAGGGTCAGAAAAAATTGTGTATTGGCTTTGAGCTAATTGATTCATAAACTCATTATAACAAGGGTATAGTATAGATTTAAAATTTCCATCTTCATCATACCTTGGAAGAACATTTTCAGAACCTGTTCCACTTTTAGTAAGTGTAGCTATAACTATTCTTGGTACAATACATTTAACGTAACCAGATGAACCACGCTGTTCACGTATAGGAAGTAAAATAGCGATTAAAGGATATTTCAAATCTTTTAAAGATGTAGAATTATCTAAATCGTTTATGCTTTTAAGTATCTGCAAACTTCTTCCAGGCTGATAGTTAATAGTAATGTTAGGAACTTCCATAGAATTAATTACGGACTCAAACATTTTAACTATAACTATATCTTCAATCATATACCAAACTGATTTATTTTCCTTGTGGAATTTAATGATTTGCAGTATTGTGTGTAATCAAATTCTGGATACATTCTTGTTCCGTCATCTTTTTTCATTGTCCACAAAAAGAAAAGAAGGTAACGTGTCTCGTTGCTGAAAAAATTCCATGCATCAATCATCTTGAATGAAGGAGTAGCTGTTATTCCAGCTTCTGCTTTATTTTTAACCTCTGCAACTCCTGTTGTTTGTGTAACAGATGAGCGCTGAAAATAAAAGTAAATAAAACTGGCTATTAAGCTAATATTCTCGTCACGAATAAGACCTTGCCATACATATAATTTCTCGTTGTAGGTAAACTCTGTACCAAAAAGAATATTATCCATTCTTGGACTGTCCTCTGTAACAAATGCTTTAAATAATCCATACCCAAAAGCTAATTTTAAACATTCCTGTTCATATTTAGCTATAAAAGTATCCAACCTGTCAAGTATAGGATTGATTCCTCTAACCTTAGGAATTATGTTAGGAATAGTTATATCTCCAACAAAAAATGAATAGTTAATTAAATTAGAGTGTATTCCTACTACAGATTGATTTACTTCTTGAAAATGAACATTGTATGTAGCATCAGTTATAAAAACTGTAGCTATATTTTTAAATACAAATATTCCAGTTTGGTAATCCCATGTATAATCAATACCTCTTATAAGTACATCGCCTCCAGCTTCTGAAAATGTTGGAACGTATCCACGATAATCTGGACTTCCACCATTGCCATCAAAAGTAAAAGATGACGAGCCTGAAATTAATCCGACTGTTAAGTCAACTTTTATCTGCTCGTCATTTTTTACTTGGGTTGGCATTACTCAGGTATTATTTAGTTTTGTAATTTTGCAACAACAGTTGCTGTAACAGTAGTAGCACCACCTACACGTATTCTCCAGTACCTTGCAGTATTGGTTTTATTCCAGTAGTACGTTCTTGTTGCAACGTTTGTTATTGTTAACGTGTCTCCGGCATCTGAAACGTAGTTATCTGTAGGGCTAATTCTGTATTCCAAAATAGCTGTACCTGCGCCTGTTCCTGTTACCTTTGTGTATGTCATACCAATAAGGGTTCTTTGATAACCCTGAGACGTTGAGTATGACATAGTATCTACAGATGCATTTAGTATAGCTCCTGTTGGGCTACTTGTTGTTTGGCTAAACTTGGATTGTGAATTTGCTGAAACAGCAAATCCAGCAATCGAAAGTAATAATATTACTTTTTTCACTTTTTAAGTTTTAAGTGTTTTTAAATTTTGTTTAATACTTAATTACGCATGGGTGATACTTAATTATGCCTGGGTAATTGCATCCTTAATATTCTGTATAGTATCGTAAATTGCAAAACCGTCATAGATTTCTGCATGATACTGATGAAACCTCATTTCGCCGATAACTGTTACCAAGTTTTTAGTAAAGTCATCGTTTTCCCATCCCCATGCCATTCTGAATGCTTTATAAATAAGTATTTTGTAGTAATCCATTGCTGCAACCTGAACATATCCAAGTGGAATATTTAAATCTTCAACAATAACAGCTCCTGTAACAGGCGGTACAAATAATTGACCTTGGCTAACAGCTTTTGTTAAAACACCATTTGCAAGATCTACTGGATTAACAAATGCAACAATCTGGCCACGGAAACGCTTAACCCTTAACTGTGTAACAGCAGCTTTAATAGCATCCCAGAATGTAGGGGTTGTTGTTTTAACACCTGTAAGTGCATCGTAAACAGTAGAAAGTGTCTGTATACCGGCAGGAACAGTAGATGAAGCTACACCTGACATAAGTGTATCATTAACTTTTTGCATTAACTGATACCTTAACTCTGTTTCAACCCATGTTACAAATCCGTCAATATCTTCCAAAAGCTCCGTTGCCATTTTTTCGCTAACTGCAATCTTTTTTGCATTGGAATTTTCGGCTTCAACAGAAAAACTTATAGCTGGCTTAAACACACCTGGGCCAATAAATGCAGCTGCTCCATTTGTAGGTTTTTTATTCAGCCATACATATGTTTCTGCATTAGTATTTCCCTTTTTTATAAAATCCCAGAAAGTTGGTTCTGGCCTTAAAAGTTCATTAATATCAGGAGCAATTTCTGTTCTGCTGATATATGTCTTTCCACCTGGCATAACTGTAGATGGAGTCATTGGGCTATCTGCAGCAGCACGAATATCAATTTCAAAAGGTGGCAAATCAGCTTTTTCCTGATTGCGGATTTTTTTAATTGCATCTGCATTTTTGGTAATAAAGGCCTGGCATTGAGAACGAATGCTCGTATCTTTTGGAAGAGCATCCATTGTTTGTTTAAGTTTTTGCAATTCAACGCCTTGGTTAGTAAGCATAACCATTACGCCATTCTTTTCATCAGCCATTGTCCTTAATGCTTCGATATCAAGACCAGGAGTCTTTCCATCTGCACTTGGTTTTAAAAAGGCTAATTGTGCTAAAACTTCTTTTACTTCTTCTTTTGTAGCCCTTGTTGCCAATTCCCTGCTTACAGTTTTTTTAATTTTACGAATAAGCAACGTCTGCTCTGTACCATCATCGGTGTCATCATCATCATAAGTATCCCCATCGCTTTTATAAGCTGCTCCAGAAAATTCAGGGGCTGTACCGAATATTCTTCGGCTAATTAACTTCGGCATCCTGTTTTTGTTTAGAGACGCCGGATTGAAAAATTGTCTTTTCATTTTAAAGTTGTTTAATAAGTGATTTGTAATCTATACCAGTCTTTTTCGGCTTTCTTTCTTTGAGTGCATTTCGTTTTTGCTCCGGCGGCTCTTTTTTGGAAAGTGATATACAACGGGTAAATATTTTTCGAGCTTCAAGTTGTTTAGACTTTGGCAATATTGAAATAAATTCTTCTACTTCTTCCAAAAGTTCATCTTCGCTTTCAATACTTCTTACTGCGTATGTTTCCATATCTGAAGGTATGTCAACAGCAGAAATTTCATAAAGTTGAATTTCAAGGCAAACTAAACAATCATTTTCTTCATCCCATTCTACCTTATCCCAGCAGTGTTTAAATCCTATAGAAAAGTTATTTATTGTTCCACTTTGCAGTTGTGTTAGTAAATCGTCTGCCCATTGAACTTTATCTAATGGCATAGACTCAAAATAAAGTCCTGTATCATCTTCTTTTAATTTTGCAAATAAAGAAACTGACTTTCCGTGTCTGTCACGAAGCTTTATTTTATATGCAGAATCAGAAGATGGTCCATTTTCAGATATGCTTTTTGCGCAGCATCCTTTTACAAATGTTTCTCCATAGTCATTACAACTTCCCCATATTACGCCATATCCGCACACTATTCTTTCTTTAAGTTTAGCTGAACGTTCTTCTAATTTTACCTTGTTAATAGGTAAATTAGCGTAATTAATAGGAGTCTCTCTTTTTTGAAACTCTTTAATTTTTGGATTTATCCGCTTTGTTGCCATCTTGTTTAACAGTTTTTTGTTTATCCATATTAGGAAACATCTTTATATATTCTGGATAATATATATCCATTCCTGCAACACTATCCCTTCCTCTTGCAACCTGCCACTGATTCCATGTTAACTGACCTGCTGTCCATTCTATTAAAAGTCCTGCAGATTCAGCTTGGTGCGCTTGTCCAGCTTTTAATATATCTTCCTGTAATATTGGTAAATGATTATAGTCGATATATATCTTTACATCATCAAGTCCAAAAAATTTATTATATCTAGCAGTTGTCCTTATTGAAAATGGAATTATATTGTTTTGATACAAGAATTTTTCTGAAGAACTTCTGTTTTCGTAAGTTGCGTTTTTGCCACTCATTAATTCTGCAGGATAACCAAGTCTATCACAAATACAGTCTATTCCCATCCTTGCCGTTTCCTTTGTCATTAAATCCCTTGCGTTGAAACTAATGGGATTCCATTTTATAGGCCACCTAGATATAATATACTGTAATTTATCTATTGTTAAATTATATTTAGATAGTTGCAACTGTAAATCATCCTGTTCATCAGGAGGCATTGGAGTCATTCCAGCTATATCTGGTTTCGAATCTCCGCTGAATACACCAAGAGGGCCTTTCTTTTTTAATAAAACATTATCAGCTTCCATTGCGGCATTGATATTAGATATATTAAAATCAAGTCCTGCAACTTTACTTATAGGCAATCCTATATTAGGATTTGTTTGTTCTATTAAGCCGTCTTTTATTAAAAGTATTTCTGATGAAGGTATTGTATAGTTAACACCTTGTATAGAAAACATCCATTCCTTTATCTTATTTGTTCTATCTATTCCATCCCAAACATAAGTTCCTTTTCCATCAATAACTTCAAATTTATTAGTATTTCCATATAAACTATAATTTTCATTTTCAACAGGAGTAAGAAAATATGGATTAAGATTAAACATTGCTATTGCATTAGACTTATCCATTCCTGATGGACAAACTACAAATACTGGACAATATCCAAATATTTTAGCTAATACAATTTGCTCTGTTTTAAACTCCTCTCTTGTTTGTAATGGATTAGGATTATTTAAAAGCTTTTTTATTTTAGATAATCTTGGAGATTTGTTTATATTCTTAACTGTATTTCCATTTTCGTCAACAAACTCTATTCTTCCATTTGTATCAGCTTCTGCTAATCTTTCTATAACTCCTGCTAATGGAGCGCAATACTTATACGCAAAGAACTGCATTGTTTTACTTTCAAGTCCCATCCAACTTGGCCCTTGATCTAATCCATCACCTTTTAGATCTATTATATTACCATCTCCATCTTTAGGTATAAAATCTTTTGTAACTGGAACAGGAACCATTGTTTTTCCTAAAGTACCAAATAAATTATATTCACGTCTAGTTAGACCTGAAACAATTGCATTTGCTACTTTTTGAAGTGTATTCATTTTATTTTTTTACCTTGTCCACAAAGAAAATGGGAATTTATGTCGTCTTTAGAAAATGTGAATAAGCTCCATATCTTATAGCGTCCATAGCGTGATTGTTTAAATCTACTGGTATATTTATCCACTTACCAGTTGCTTTATCTTTAGTCCAAATATACTTACCAAGTTCTGTTTTTATATTTCTACTTGATGAAGTATATTTAACTTTTAGTTTCCTTAATTGCTCTATACCTGCATTTACGCTCCCTTGTCCCTTTCTAGCAACTTGTGCATAAGTACAACCTGCTTTTCTTATTTGCCTAATCATATCTGCATCGTGCTCACAGTATAAAGGCGTTCTATCGTTATATCCATTAGACCTTAATACAGCAACAATATCCCTTGCCGGCATCCCTGTTTCATAACCAAGCTCATGTACAAATAAAGTATCTCCTATTTTACACTGCTTTATTATTACAGTAGGATCTATTGTATAACCAAAATCAATACTAAACACTGGGTCTTCAGAAGGAAAATCCTCGTCATTTATAACTTCCCAGTTATTAAATATAAGTCCTTCTACGTTTCCAGTTAATCCCCTTGCATAAACTTTCCATAACTCATAGTCACCTTTTAGTATAATAGGATTTCCAGTCTTTTCATTAACAAGTCTTGCTCCTATTCCATTTCCAGCCTCATCGTATTTTGCGTATGCAAATGTACAAAGATTTTCTATTTCTCTATGCTTGGACTCTGTTAAAAAAGGATTGTGCCTATGGTCAGATATTATTAAAGCGTTCCCTTGTTCCCCTATTAGTTTTTCATGAGCAAAAAAGCGGATGCTAGGATTGTAATCTATTATTGTCTGATCTGAACGAGAATCCAATTGAAAGAATAGCATTTCGTCCATGCTGTTAGCCTCGTTACAAAAAAGCCTTTTTCTTTTAGGCCCACGAGCAGTCATTTCATTTTCAAAGGTCTTAAACTCTATTATTGAACCAGAGTTAAAAGTAAATATATGATCAGTTTTATGATATTTACTTATAGCTCCTTTAAAACTAGGGTATACATACTGTTCAAAATCTCTTAATGCTCCTCCACGAAGATGTGGAAAACTCATAGATGTAACAGTAGTTGTTCCCGCATTACTTCCTTCTTCTTCACTTGACATTGTAGCAAGTACACCAAGAATATTTACAGTCTTTCCACTATTTTGTCCACCCTGATTTACTATCCTTCTTTGACCATATCTTAGTAGTCGCAAGTTTTCGGTGAATAGATTCGATACCTGCATTATTACACAATTTACGTTATATATATGTATGTACAAAAAAAAGTTATTAACATTAGCGTTAATAACTTTTTAGTAATTACTTGGAGTATTATTCATCCTTTACTTCTGTCGGCGTAATTAATCCCTGTAATTCGTTTGTAAAGAATTCAATACCAGATTTGTCAATAGTGCATTTGTGCTTTTTTACAAAGTCCAAAAGCTCCTGGAGTTTTTATTCCATATATTTAAGTTTTAAGTGACTCTACTAATGCATCTATTCCTTCAATACATTTTTTATCAGTCATGCCATTAGTGCTAATTGTAGCTTCCATATCACGAAATAGTATGCAGGCAGATTCCCTGTCTATAAGTCTATTACGATTAATGTATATACGATTAGTTTTAATTCCAGATCGAAGTATGGTACAAAGCTGAATTATTATTTCATCAGTATGAACTTCTTGCCTGTTAACTATTTTTAACGACCCGTCAAAATTAAGATATACCTTAGTTTCAAGTACTGGAGTGTAAGTGTATATTTGAGTCATTTTATTTTAAAATTTTAGTAAATCAGTTTTTGCTCCAACTTTCTACAGAGTCCACAAAAAGAAAGCGGGCATATTCCTAGTAATGATTACATTCCAAGCAAAATCCACACAATAGCCACAATTAAAGCACCGAAGAAAAAACCCAATGCAAAAATTATAGCTGCTATTTGGCTAGGATGTCTGTTCATCTTAGATGGTTTTATTTTAAAATTTTGTAAAAATACATAGGGGGAGGTAACTGCCGAAAACGAATCTCAAATTTTTTGTTTGAGATTCGATTGCTATTTTGTCATCTAGATGCTAATATGGCAATTAGTATTGCAGCACCATATATCAAAATAGTTAGATCTATCGGAACGTTGCAGTATTTTCGCACACTAGTTATTGATAGATATGTGTGCGATATATTGCCCATTGCCACATATCAGACAAACTACTAATGTAATTACGATTCCGATTAATACAGCAGTTCCTACCGTGTTGATGTTGATTGCTTTTTTCATTTTTTGGTATTTTATTTGGTTATGAAATAATTAAAGATTCTGTCTGGTTTTTGTTTCCCCGTTAACAATACAAATATACAACGTAGTAGTGGATAATGCAAATATATTATTACTTAGTTATCCACACGTTACTAACATTGTTCTAGCCCAAAACCCCAAGCCATTACTGACTTGGGGTATGTGTTGGGATTAATGATTAACCATTAACTTCCCCTGCTTCCTTCATTGCTGTGCGAATACTTCCAACCGTTCCACGTGCATAACCTTCTGCAACCAATGTTTTACATGCCTCGGTAGGTGTTACACCACCGTTAATTAATGCAAGTAGTTTGTCGTGAATTTCTGTTCCAGTGCTTCCCTTTGTACCTGCTGGTTTGGCAGTTCCGTCTGCTGCAATTGTGACAGGTTTAACCGTTCCAAATTTACTTAACAATGCGTTAACTATTGGCTCATTCAATATATCAAATGCACCTTGAGCCTCTGCTAATTTTTCCGGTGTTGCCTTTTTATCAGCCTTAACTGCATCCAAATTTCTCATTGCGTTGTCACGTTCAGCTAATTTGGCAACTTGTTCGTTACGTAAATCGGCCAATTTAGCAGCAGATTCTTGTGCCTTGATGGCTGCAATCTCAGCCCTGATGTCACCATCAATTTTGAACACCGATGTTAAAGCATCATTTTGCTCCTTCGTTCCATATTCCAATGACATTGCCTCAGTAAATTTAACCTTGCGTTGTTCCCTCAATGCGGTTAACTTGTCAGATGTAGGCTCAACGATTGCGGCAACAACTGCGGTTTGCATGGCAGCACCTGCTTCAGCAGCACCTGCGGTTAAAAACATAATTACTTTTTTCATAATTTGTGCGTATAAAGCTCGCCAGCGTTATTTGGTTAAAAATTAATTACGTTGTTATATTTCAATTAACTTGGTTGTGGGGTAATCAGTCCGCAGATTCTCTTTGTATTGGCACTATTCCCTTCAACAATACAAATGTACAACACATATACATATAATGCAAATAATTATTGTTAAAATTTTGTTAACGTCTTGATATTATAAAAAAATATAATTTTGCCCATAAATCTACTATCTGGCATCAACTATACATATATATATCCAAAACGTACTAGATTCCCGTAAAACGCCTTAGAATAGCCCAGGTAAAACTTATTACATAACAAAATTTTAGATGTTAAAATTTTGTTAATTATGTTTGCATTGTGATTACATACCAGTACCTTTGTTGCATCAACAAATATACTTATATGGTATAACTACTACTATGCAATACACAATACCTAAATTGATGCAATACCAGCATATAGCCAGCACTATGCAGTACCAGGTACTTGGTGCGCCAATGTACTACGCAATGCGCAGAAGTGTATATTACATAGTACATTGCCATGCACAATACACTTCGCAGATATATTTTCCTCTTTGAAACTATTCCTCTTTGGTAATTTTTAAAATTTGATTTTCTGATTCTAACTTTTCCAAAATCTCGTTTTCGGAATTTGACAATTCTGGAATACCCTGAACTACAGTAACAGTTACAGCATTTGATTTTACTTCTTCCTTTTCCATGTTCAATACCTTGGCTGTGAATATAGGATTAAATACATCTACCATTGCACCCTCGAGATTTTGAGAGTATATTATATAGAGTATTTTACTTATAACGTGGAAGTATAAACTATGTTTGTCCTTTGACTGTCGTATATCTCTTATATACTCTTCGGGTATACCACAATGTAAGCATAATGCCTTGATATTATAAGCCCTCTTGTATTTTACATTAAATTCTTTTCCAACTTCTCGTCCAGTCATAGCCGTCTTTGGTACACTTATAGGGTTAGTATCGCACCATTGGAAGTAGTTACATGCGTTTTGCCATAGTGTTTCTGGCGTATTGGATACAATCTTTGTAAGGTTCTTATTTACCATCTCCCAGTGTTCCATAAGTACTCAGTATTAGTTGTTGAAATTCAGATATGTTTCTTACTACAATATATATGTGCCCTTTAGATATAACTTTGTTCCTGAAATCTTCCTGCTCAGCACTTAGTCTTCCTATATCGGTTTTCATCTCGATAAATATAACAGCTCCTGTTACAACAAGTTCAAAGTCGCTCACGCCTTTAACAACTCCAAGAGCCTTAACTCTATTTCCTGTAATTCGGTTAACAGAGTTATTGTTATTATGATGCAGCATACCTCGTTCTTTAGGATATGTATTCCAGTGCCACTGGAAACATTGAGCTTGCATTTGTTCTTCAGTCATATACTTTAATGTTTTTCATTAGTTGTCTAATTATCTCTGCTTTCCTAAGGTTAACATCGCACCTTAACTCGACGAATCCATCCATAGGATGTTGTCTCAACCGAGTATATACTATGTTATTCTCATGTAGCATGTTCATAACTTTTTCCCTGTCACTTTTTTTAAGAGTTATTACCAATGTAAATCTCGAGGTTAATTTTAGTACTTGCATATATTAGTTTTATTGTCCACAAAGAAAATATAATTTTATTGTACTCTCCATATAGTGACTTTGTATTCCCTATCAACAGTTTCCTTCTTGAATCTAAATATTTTTTGCGCCACGTATCCGCCGATTGAATCAGATAGAACTTTACGTTTTCGCCTCTTCCT